TAGAGCATAATAGCCATAGGCCGTATTATCATAACTATACCTATGAACTAGATCTAGTTTACTAAGAGCGAGGTCGCCACCTCTAGTCGTCCTTACGTCTGGAGAAGAGAAATTTAATGTGTTTATTTCCCTGTCTTCTAGAAAGTTATGTACAGAGTCTACTAAGTTTACCAGACTTTCTCTAACATCTGCTGGAGATATTTGTTGAGTTGAGTTATCTGGCAATAACGAATTAATAGAATCTATATATTGTGACTTAGACAAAATAGTCATAGATCAAGCCCCAAGTAGTGAAATTATTTAAAGCGTATTTGTAGTGTAGACGTGTCAAACTTGACAGTATCGCCAGTGTAAATAATACGTGGGTTGTCTAAAGCCGCGTGCATTAGAAGATTGCCGGTTCCATACTCACCGGAATCAACAATGGCTATACCGGAAACCCATCCCCAGTCAGTAAGCGCAGCGGTTCCGTCGCCTTCGTCAAAAATAATTTGGCTGGCGTTTTTTATTAAGCCGCTGCCAGCGTCGTGGTCATCTATGTGGTAAACCCACTTTCCATCTCCATCAGTAGATGGATTGCCAAGGCTTATGCGTCTATAGCCAGTGTCCGCTCCTGTCACTGGATCTCCAGAGGGTAGCTCTTGCAGAGGGCCGCCATTAGTTTGTGACACACCGGTATCTGAATCGCTGGGAACACCGCTACATAAAGCGACGGCAATATTTTGGGGTTTTGGAAACGATTGGCCTCTAAAAATATGGTGTAAAAGGCCGGATTCCAAATAATCTGACAAAGCAGCCATAGAGTGATCTCCTTTAGAATTTCCTGTGAAATAATAGTCTATACAATGTATTATACACAAAAAAGAGCCACTCCCCATAATAGGAAGTGACTCTCTAAGGCGTCGTAATATAAGATGTTACTTAGAATGATCCAAGGATAACTCTTCTATTGTCTAGAACACCAAATCCAAGCTCTGCGAAGCCATAGTAACCAGCTCGTTGCTGTCTATGGAGAGTAGGATCTTCAAACACTTCTACCTGCTGCTTCATAGGCATAACAAAGCTGTCGTTGGCAGATTGATCCAAACCAACAACCAGCTCCAAGTCGGAACCTTGAACTGCACCGCCAAGGCCACCTGTGAAGAAGGTTTGATACTCTTGACCTTCGCCAAGCTCATCGAGATCGTGTAGATTAACACCAAAGATTCTGGTGATGGGAGCGCCACCCTCAGAAGCAGTGTAGATCTCACGACGAGTTACTTCGTCGATCTGATCAAGACCCCAGTTTCGCACGTCTTCCAGTGCTTCTGGAGATACGTAAAGATCAGTCAAACGACCACGATTGGCAGATCCAGTGTTACCGCCAGCATTTCGGCGCATAACGGTCTGCATCAACGATACCAATCGCTTGCTGAACAAGCCAGCAGTTGCATCGCCGTCGTAAACCAAAATGTTGCGGTCTACGCCAGCGGCCAAGATGGTGTGCCAGCCATCATCATTCATCTTCTTGGTAAATCCAGCTTCCAAGACTTGCATGGCACGACCAACGATATCCCAACGAGCTTCACGAGCATAACGCAGCAAGTAATCAATGCTGGAAGTAATGCTGTAGGTTGGGATCATAACATAGTCGCCTTCAACTGATCTCTCAGGAATTCGACCATGACCCGGATTGGTGTAAGCTACATGCTCACCTTCAAGACCGGGAGAAATGAGATCGAGGGGATATTCAGTGGAAGCTCCCGGCTCGACGTTAATAACTTCAAAGATGTCGCCAAGAATATTGCCAACCAAAACGCCCTTGCGTAGAGGCAGCTCTAATGCTTTAGCGAACTCTCGTTGCGCAGCGTAAGCGACATTTTGATCGCTATCACCAGACTGCTTTAACAGTGCGATGAATTCATCGCTAGGTCTTTCTGTATATGACATTATGGAATCTCCTTTATTTAGTTTTACTGGAAGTTAGGTAGGTTGACGTACAACTTGGCATAGCCGTCAGCGTCTTTACGAGACATCCAACGCCCAATAGCTTGACCAGAAACGCTAGGATCAACAGCTCCCGCCTTGATATTTCCAGCGGTTGCGCTATCTGGGTATGCTAAAGCACCTGCGGTTGGAGTTCCAGTAACGTTGCTTGTGACAACCCATCCACGAGTCATGACAGTAACCTTGCCGCCCTTTTGTACTTCATCCTTGTGATGATTTACGTGGGTACGGGTAAGATCTTTATTAACAACATCGTTAAGCAAAATTCCAACAGGAATAGCTGTAGCTGCTGTTACTTGTTGATAAGAAACAAGGTTTTCACCTTGATCTAGGGCTGCACCGGACGCAAGGCCAAGGTCAGCTAAACATACTACGCCACCGCGAGTGGCTGTGCCAGCATTGTAAAAAAAGCTGACATCTGTAGATTCTTCGTATCTATCTGCTTTAAGAGCCATAGTGTATTTCTCCTATAAACTATTTATTTGAAAGTAAGTTATTCTCTAGCCAGCTAGAAACACTAGCTCTTGTCGCTTCCATTGGGTCTTCAGCTTCAGCTTCGACCAAAGATGCCTCAGAAGACTCTACATCTTCAAATGCTTCTTGATTAATCTCAGCTTCAGCTTCTTCAGCCTTAGCGTCTTTTTCTTCCTTTTCTTTCTTCTTCTTTTCGATTGCTTCTTTCAAAGCTGGCGGCATTGCTGCCTCTGCTTCGTCTTCCTTTTTCTTCATCTTCATGGCTTTTTTCTTCATCATCGCAATGACGGCTTCAAAAGCTTCTTCCGCAAGATCTTCAAAGGTAGCGATAGATTCTTCGATTTCTTCTTCTTCGAATCCAGCTTCAGCCATCTTCTTTTTACGCATCATCATGGCTTCTTTTTTCTTCATCTTGTCCATCTCTTTCATTGCTTCGGCAAGTTCAGCTTCAGAAGTGTTCAGCTTGTCTTGCAACTCAGCCATGAGAGCTTGAGTGGAGTCGATTTTACTCTGCATTTCATCAATAGTGGCTTTGCTCTCTTCAGCAGAAGCTTCAAAAGCTTCTACTTTAGCTGCAAACTCTTTGTCTTTGGCTTCTTCAATCTTTGCTTTAATAGCTGAATTTTCAGCTTTTGCGTTAGAAAGTTCAGATTGAACATCGGCCAACTGCTTTTCAAGCAGATTAATATCAGACATATTAATATCTCCTATTAGTAAGTTGGAATTTATATCGTCTACATTAAAATTAGCTACGGATTTTTTTCTTAAGATTACACTTCTTGGATTAGCTGGCTTAGAAACCAAACCTTTGCCAGAGAAGGCAATATTTGCAAGGGCACGTCCTAGCTTGAATCCTTGATACTCTCCAGTTCCCCCGTAAGCTCTTAGGTGTTTAGTAAGAAACGAAGAGTTATCGTCCCTCGCCAAAACCTTGTTAGTACCATCTGGAGAGGTTAGAGCATAGTCGAAACCAGCGAATAAACACTCCATTGATACAAACCACTTGCCTTCTTGTATTTCAGCTATGATTTGCTGCATCCTGTCTTTGTTTTCTGCTTCACTCCAAGCCGTATACAGAACAGCTTGACTGATAATGTCAAATTGATCTGGCATGGGATCTTCGTCAGCAGCAGATTTACCATCCTTTGTTATTACATAGCTACCGGTAATATGCCCAATGATATCATTTTCATCGTGCATGTAGTTAAAAGGCTTGTCCTCTGGCGTGTTTCTGGCAGCCCAAGTTTGTTCTGCCCTGAAAACATCGTCATTTTTATTCCAGCCCGTAGAAACTAAAATAGATTCGATATAATGTAAATCTATTTGATCTTTATTTTGGGCTATTACTTTTCCCCTCACAGCGTCGTCAGCCACGAGATCTTCTACAAGACCATTGCGGACGGTAGCTGGGGAGTAGTACGCAACACTAGCATTACTCTTGACGAGATCTGCTATGCCGTCTGCGACTTCATGTTTAAAGATTTTGATTTTGTTCATGTATTACCTCTAGAAATTATACACAAAAAAATAAATATTTTAGAAAAACGTAAATTTAGCCCAAGTTGGAGTTAACCATATAGTCAACATAGCTGGCTATTACGTGTTTTTTATACGAATCTAAAGCCATGTTATCTGGGGATATACCATTGGTTTCTAGCTTATTTCTAAAGTCTTGTGGAGTTTTTTTACCTGAAGCAAGAATTTTATGAACGGACTGGTCGTCAACCTTGCTTTGAGGTTCAAGATTTGTTAGGACATCTAGCTTTAGGTTCTCTAGCTCGCAAACTTCTGACTTTGTGAGCTGCCTCATGTTTGACTTGTTCTTGAATGACAGGTAACCCTTGGAAACTCCAGATAGGCCATCAAAAGCCTCAGTGGTCCAAACAAATAAATCAGCAAGACCCGGAGTTGATTTAGGGGTTTCTACCCTTTGTTTTCTTGGGCCTTCGTCTTGTTTGAATCGCGGTCTACCTCCATCTGGGTTTGGGTTTTTATCAACATCAACAAGTTTTGGAGACGTTGGCTCGTCTGGCGGCACCGCTGTGTCGTCTTTTTTGTTTTGAGGCTGCTGCTTTTCGCCTTCTGGCGGCTTGTGGAAGGGGCTAACCTTCTCTGGCAACTTTTCCCTGTCTCTATCTTTCGCCTCTCTTTGTAGTCGCATTTTTTCTACTGGAGCGATCTCTTTGAATCTTTCTAAAACAGTCTCATGGCTAATAATATCTCTATCAGCGAGCTGAATGAGAAGATTTTTTTCGCTCGCCTCATCTGAGAGGCTCATTTGGTCATAGGTAATGTGGGCTGGTTTTCTAAAGCCCATAGCTTTTCTAACGTCTTCAATCTCTCTTTCCCAGAACTTGGTTAGCTGATCTCTGCCGTATTGCAGTCTTTCAACAAGCGTTTTAAGGGATATGAAATTATTTGTAAATCCACCACCATTACTAGCCATTCCCGTTAAAGTTGGAGGAACGCCAAGTCCAGCATAGATGCTGTTCAACACTGATTGGTATTTTTCTGACCCTAGAAACTTGTAGACTTGACTGTTCGACTCTGTGTAGCTAAGCTCTGGACCCCAAACAAGCTCCATAGTACCACCGCCGACATTGCTGGCCAAGATGTTTCTTAGCTTATTGATAGCCGCTTTGTTGGGTAAGATTTTATGATCCAAGCTACCAAGCGTCCAAAGTCTTATGTTAGATATTGCCCCATCAAGAGCTGATAAGTCCGCTAATCTCATCTTTTCTAGCATTATGATGTCGTCTAGGATTGCGTAGGTAAGCGGATATGCGTACTGTTGCCAGTCATCTTTTTTGTAGTAGTGAACAGATAGTTTATCTGGATCAAGCTCTATTTTTCTTTGACCATTTTTAATAGCTTGTTTTACGTTTTGAGGAAGCGTGTCAAGAACATTTGCGGGGATAACAGCGTCTTTTTTGAAGTTGTCAAAGAAAGTATTTGCGCTGAGTTCGTATTTCTTTCTGCCTAAGAAAAGATTGATTTTTCCATTTTTTCTATCAATTGTTAAGGGGTTGAAGAAGTTGTATCTCCAAGGAACAACTGCTTTTTCTATCTGTGGAACCTCTAAGGTTATATCGCTCGCTAGTGATTTTATATATTTTGTTATCTCTGGAGTAATTTGAGCGTGGCTTTTGTAGATGTATACTTGGCCGGTTCTGTATAAGGTATTTAGAAATCTCTCTGACCTTTCTTTACCTTCGCACTTCTTGAACCATTGCTGGTAAAACTTTTCTACGCTTTTGTTTTCGTGGACTACCTTGATACCTTGACAGCCAAAATCTCCCATCAAATCAATAACATTCCTAATAATTCCAACCTTGTCGTAGGCGTCCATACACATTTTAATTATGGCCTTTGCCTTGGTTGGAACTTGCTCTTCTTGTCGAAACGCATAATAATCACTAGGGCCAAAGTGCGGCCTAACGGACCTGTTAGGCTCTATGTCTATAAACTGATTGGAATGAGTTGCTTTAGTGACTCCTTCGTAGGCTTGTATGTTTTCTGAAAACTGCTCAAAAGCCTTTGCTTTTTCGTGCTGATTATTGTCGTCCCAAGTTATCATGGAATCGTTTGACATCTTTATCTTTCAATCATTAGGGAGTTGGAATGGAATGGTATTGTTGTTTGATTATACACAATTAATAAGCATCTTTGATATTATCAGTAAACCAGTTAGGTCCAGAGTAGGGATCTCCCTGTGGGCCTTTTTCTTTGTCTGACATTGTGGCAAAACCTCCATAGAATTCATAGGAAGCGCGCTCTGGTATTCTAGCAAGTGTTCTGGCGGCCATGTTAGCCATGATCAACGCTGAATATCTATCCTTTCTCTGCTTCCCCTTTTTTCCGGTCCCAATAACGGTGTCTGGAGTATCCCATCTATCACGACCGCTGGTCGTTTGGGTTATCTGTATCATCGTTAGCTCGTCCTTTAGGTCTTCTATCTCTAGAACACACTGCTCCAGTGTATCATATACTCTACCTTTTAGGCCGTCCTCTGCGTTGGATATACCAATAGATATAGCATCAAACATTGGAAAGAGTATGGTTTTATCTTCGAAGTCTTTTCTTAAACCGTGGTTTGCTTCTGACAGCCAATCATATTTAGCGAACTGACACATTTCTAATATATGCAAACCTCTTTCGTCATCCGTGTCTTTAGGCTTATTGTCGTCTATTGTGGGCCAAATTGGAAACTCTCCCTCTTCAATCTTATCTTTGTCATGTAGTGATTCCGACACGGCTATACCCCCACCCTGAGCATCTAAGGCGATATGTACGCATGGGAAAAGTTTCATTAAGTCTCTAATTTTTCTAGCACAGTAAGCGTAAAAGTCAGTCTCTTTTGAGAAGCCTTTCTTTACTTTCTCTTTATGTTCAGTTCTGTTTGTCGTCCAGCAGTGAGCAATCCTCCTGTGGGTAGGATTTACCTCCAGCACAACTATACTAAAATTATCAACCTCAGAGGCCGGATCTACACCAAAGAT